TTAGCCATCTGGATATTGTTGCACCTTGCAATTTCTTTCTCCAATGTCTTACTAGGATTCTTTTCATACTCTTGTTTAGCAGCAAGCATTCTCTTCTTGAAAATAACTCTCTCTGCATACATCTTCTCCATCAGTTCAGGGAGAAATCCCTTCACATCCTTCCTATACATTGCACCATTGGCACAAACTGCATAGTCCTTATACATTTCAAAACTTAACTTTTCCTCAAGTATTCTATCAACTGTAGCGCTGGGATGTTTTTCTTCAACCAGTGTTTCTGGCGAAATATTGTACTGCATAATAAGATGAGGATAGAGACTATTAAGGTCAAAACTAACAACCCAATCATACTTTCCTGGTTTCGGTTCCTTGACATATGCGCCAGCAAACTTGGAATCCTTATCTGATCTGTCCTTAGGAGGGATAACAATATTCCTCCTCTTTAAATAGTTATAAATTATTGTATCCCACATCCTGACCTGGTACATCACATCAACATAGTTGACCTTTGCAGTGTATGCCATAGTCAAGGCAAGTTCAATCAGTTTCATCTTGTCTTCCAAACGGTCAACAAGTTCCACGTCAATGATGTTGTAGTCTACAAACTTCTTCCAGTTACCTCTATAGAAATCTTTGAAGGTATTGAACTCACTATGATCAAGTTTCTTCTGACCCAACTCTACCTGGGCTATGTAGTCCAGTCTGTAAGACTCCTGAGCTTTGTAAGTGAACTTCTTATAAAGTTCAAGATAGTCCAGTGTCGTAAGTCCAGCAATATCATAAACATTGAATTTTCTGCCAGAAATGTAAGCTTCATCCTGAGAAACTAGTCCCCAAGGTGACAGAAGTTTCATCTTCTTCTCACCCATGATCCTGCTGATTCTTCCACACAGGTATGGGATATCATACAACCTCACATTCCACCCTGTGATGACATCAGGGGTGTTGTTTGACCACCAATAAAGGAATGCATTAAGCATTGCCACTTCATCTTCATGGTAGTGATAAGTTACATTCTTCTGTGAGGGAGTGTATGGTTTCCTCCCCCATGTAATAATCTGCTTTGTAGCATTATCCTGAATGGAGATAGTCAGCATCTCCTCAGAACAAGACTCAGGATCAGGGAATCCTTCCTCTGCCTGAACCTCAATATCCATTGTTACCAGAGAGATCTTTGAGATATCAAACTTGATCTCTTCCTCTGGATACTTGTCTGAAATATATTGATATACATATCTTTCATTGCCATAGATGGGAAACCCATCTACACCATCATACTTCTTATAAAACTCTCTACAGTCCCTGATAGTTCCAGGTTGGATGGGTTCTACATTATCACCCTCTAGTGTCTTCCACTTTGATTCTTTCTTGGACTTGACATAAAGAGTTGGTTGGTACTCTTCCTTGTAGATCTTCTTCTGTCCATCTTCATAACCACGAACAAGAAAGTTGTTGCCAACCATCTGCACGTTTGTGTAGAACCTCATTCCTTCACCAGACTCTTGTACCTCTCCTCCAGTTTACTATTGGGTTGGGCAATAGTCAAGATCTTGTCTGAGTGAATCATGAAGGTATTTTGTGATGTGACACCTACCAACCAGGGAGACAGTGTATCATTCTCACCAATGACCATGGGTTCAGTAAGTTTGCAATCAGGAGTTCCTAGATCTCCTGAAACCTCCTCAATCTGTGTGAGTAGGATAATTTTGTCAAGAACCAATACCTTAAGATTTTCCATAATAACTCCTAAAAAAATAGGGAGATTCCCTGGATTTTGCCAGAGTCCTCCCTGCGACGACGATATTCAGTTGTATTTAGACCTCTTGAACTGGTGGGTTAGTGTACTGTACAACGTATGCCACTGTAAAAACAGGAACTAAGATGATACCCCATGCATAAAGAAATGCTAGGGCAGATGACTTGATATCTTCAATCATGATTTGGGAGTGAGTGACCATGCTCCAAATGCTGCGCCAGCACAGGTGCCAAGAATTGCTGCGAGTGCAAAGATTTCCATTATAGTGTTGTAAATGAATAGGTATTTATACTGGGAGTTACATGCAGTCTATGTAAATATACCTTGAAAGAACCCACCCATAAAAAGAGTGATGATGGTTCCTATAGCAAAGGTAGTTGATGTAAGATTCATGAACTTCTAGATATGTACAAAAATATTTAGAAAAAGTGTATCATAGTGATACACTTTTTGTATCAACCACAGCAAAAATTTGTCAGGATATCAGAGCCAATTCTTTCTAGCATGATGATCAGGTACAACTTTACCCAACATAATTGTCAAAAGCCCATCCTCAAAAGAAACTGATCTAACTTCCGTGTCGTCACTGATTGTCCAGGAACGATTAAAGTTGCGTTGAGCCAGACCCTTGTGGAGGAAGTTGGTTTCCACCTCCTTCTCCTTGACCTCCTTCTCGCCCTCAATAAAGAGCTTACCATATTCTGTGTAGACAACGACTTCATCCTTCTTAAACCCAGCAAGTGCAACCTCAAGGCGAGATTCTGTATTACTCAGTTGAACAAGGTTGTAGGGAGGATAGTTGGATTCTTGTTGTGCTTTGAAAATTTTATCAAAGTAATCATCCATCCCAATGCTGTTACGTGTAATCCTGTCCATTAGTTGGTCCAGGTTTGCAGCGTTGTACTTCATGAGGTTACCCATTTGAAAAACTCCTTTTCTAGCAAGTTTAGTTGTGTGGACCCCTAAGGCATCCAATACTAATTATAATACTTTCTAGAAAAAATCAGGTGTGGTTAACCCTCCTCCTGTTGTTTACCCTTCTTCCCAATATTATACTTCTGCTCCAGAGTCCACTCATTCTTATCTCTGTATGGCAAGACTTTAATCTGATTAAGAGGTGCAATGTCCATGATGGAATCCTCTTTCACTACTGTAATGAGACCCCAATCAGCAAGCAAGCGAGTAATACGATTCCTACGCTGAACATCGTTAACAGTAATGTTAGCGTACTTCCCATCAAGAGCAAACAGCTCCTTAAAATGCACTATGTAATATTTACCCTGCTTGTGCAAAATATGACAGGATTGGTAAAGTTTCTTCTCCTTACGTGAAGCAACTCCAATTCTAGTTAGTGTTTCCCTTACCTTAAGGAAGTCATCTGGTTCATTGAGGACAATTTCAATCATTTTGTCCTGTGACCAATGAACCTGGGGTTCAGCAGTTTGAGTCATCTTTTGCCACCAGTGTCAAGTTTTTGTTTAATGTAGTCCAATTGTTCTTTTGATAAGATTTTCAGTGCTTGAGATGCTTTCTCATTATTATAACCATAATAAGACTTGACAAACTCTAGATCTGAGACCTTTTCTTTGCGGACCCAAGGAGAGAATCTCTTCCTCTTTCTCAGAATATTTATATAAAAGTTAAACTGCATATCTTTGTCTAGGAAATGATACTTGTTCATCTCATTAGCAAACAACACACAGTCAAGGTGTCCAGACAGACATCTGTTCACAATATATGGTGGATATTCTTTAATATGTTCAGTCAGATCTTCCTTGGTGAAGTTGACTGCATTCAACCAATCTTTCAGTTCCATTGTTCCAGTGCCTCAATACTCCAGATATGATAAAAGCATTAGTGACCATGTAAGACACAAATACAAGGGTGCGTATGCCAGCAATAATATTTGCTTCTCTATCATTTCTACCCTCCTTTCTTCCCAGAGCATAACTCCAGAGTCTCCAGAGATTTTTCATAATTCAATAGCAAAAGTTCTTTCCTGTCTTTCTGTTCACGCATATATTTACCTACAGATCTAAGTGTGTAGGTGTGATCAAACTCAGCACTGAACCAACTATCAAATCTATTCTTTACCAACTGATCAGAGTTGTATGAGATGAGCATATCCATACTACAATCAGAGCAATCAAGGGCAAATTGGTCATGATCAAATCCCTTGTGCATACTCCCTTTCTTTCCATAAAGACTGTCCTTAATAGCATATGGTGGGTCAAGATAGATGAATGCTTTTCTTTCAGATGATTCATCTAGGAGTTCATCATAGGACAGATTTGTAATCTGCCAACCAGTGATAATCTTTTGAAACTCTGGAAGTCTTTCAATACCCCTCATAGTAAAGTTGTTCTGAGATGCCATCTTAGAAAAAGATGATGACTCAGTGAGACCTGAGAAGGAACACTTGTTCACAACATAGAAAGCACATGCTTTATCAAAGTCAGACTTACTGTCATCATTGAGATGCTGCTTACAGGAGTTGAAAAGCATCTTGCTTTTGTCAACTGTGTCATGAAACCTTTTGATGCTAGAAAGAAAATTACACATCTCCTTACCATTCTCTTGCAATTGCTGCCAGAAGATAAAGAGAGGTGTGTAAAGATCATTGACCCAGATGTCTAGATTGGGATACATCTTAGACACCTGAATTGCTACAGAGGCACCCCCAAGAAATGGTTCACGATATTCTTTGTATCCTGTCAGATCAGGAATATGTGGAACAATTTTCGTAAGGGCACGTGATTTGCCACCAGGATAACGAAGAGGGGTTTTCAAAGATTTCATAATTTATCAGTGTACGTGAATCTCCCAGGATGGACCAGGATACCAATAGTGTTCATTGTGGTGATAATACTTATCACGCCAGTAGACTGGATGCATGAACCTCTTACCATGGTGTCCTGCATCTTTACCCCAGTGTCCATGCTTATGCCAGTGACACACTTCCCTTTTCTTGTGGCAGTGGAAGTGTCTGTGAGTGCCTGCGTGGTGCCCATGGTGACCAAGAGAGTGGTAGTGCCTCTTGGCTGTTGCAGGACCATGCGCTAGGGCAGGAGAGGCAACCAGAAGGGCACTAGCTGCTGCTAGAAGGTACTTCATTTAGTTTCTCCAATACATCTTGTACAGAATTAGACATTGTTCTAAACCCAGATCCAACATAGATCTGACCTGCCACAACTGAAACTGTGGCAATTCCCCAGAAAATATAGTACCACCTTGATTTAACTTGGTGGCTTAGTTTCTTTTTCTTCATAGGTAATCATAATACGTTTCTTTACTTCACCCCTTGAATTGACAATAGTGACATACTCAACCTTTGCATCTAAAAGTTTACAGATGTTGTCAACCTGTTGTTTTGCAAGGATTCTATTTGTTGCTTCTCTCCAAGTTTCTGTCATTTTTTACTCAACACCAGAGTACCAGAAAATTCTTCAACATGCATATACTCAGGTTCCAATGGCCATCCAGAATCCTTTAGATTCTTGTACCTCTCCCTGTAATAATCCATAAGTTCAGAGCACTCTGTATGCTCAAGACCTTCATGAATTAAATCAGATTTAAACCTGATACTATAAAGACCTGTAGGACTACTATATGTCGTCATTTGAATTCACACTCCACCATAATTTCAGTAAGACAAGCAAGCATGTTTATTTCCTGATCCGCCACGAACGCCATCTGATATTGATACTTAGCCAGACAAAGCACAGCAGCAGGAATACTATTCGGAACCAAGGCATCATAACAAGCATCGTAAATGCGACGAAGGAGAACGTTAGTATCGTTATCCAAATTGTTAACGATCCATTTACGTACTTCGGGGAAGTCTTTGTCTTTAAGTTTTT